GATACAGACGCCAGCGCCTCCGAGCATCGGATCGGCGCCGATTCTGTATGACCGCGCCTATCTCGATCAGAGCAATGGCTCGATGAGGACATTCTTTATTAAGCTGATTAACGCGCTGGCGACGGTTTTCGGGCCGCGTGGCGGCAAGTATCTGAATCTGCCTTACGGCGCCTTTCAAGACGACACCGACCAGACCGATGGATCGACTGCGGTAGCGTACTATTTCAGATACAACACAACGGACTACAGCAACGGTGTATCTGTTTCATCGCGCACCGCTTCTTTCACTGGATCAATCGCCACCACGACATTGACGGTATCGGCCATCTCTGCCGGTACGATTTACCCGTCAATGCAGATTAGCGGCACTGGCGTTACGGCTGGGACAAGGATCGTTGAGCAGTTAACTGGTACCGCTGGCGGCACTGGCACATATACAGTATCCACATCGCAGACTGTGACCTCTACCGCGATGACGGGCGATCTGCCATCAAAGATCAACGTCTCTCAGGATGGTCTGTACAACATCCAATTTAGTGCGCAGTTCATCAACACCACGAACGATGTTCAGGACATAAACATCTGGTTCCGCAAGAACGGGACTGACATCGCTGGATCAAATAGTCAATTCGGCATCAAGGCACGCAAGTCAACTGGATCAGCAAGCCGGTTGATTGCAGCGATGAACTTCTACATTGAGCTTGCTGAAAACGATTATTTTGAGATGATGTGGAGGGTGTCGGATTCTGGTGTGTCGATGGAGCAGTTCCCAGCAGTCACGGCGAGCGGATCAACTCCAGCGATCCCTGCGACTCCATCCATAATTCTGACCGTGACCTTTGTCTCTAACAGATCGGCGTGAAATCATGGCCTACATTCCTCTGAAGATCCCGCCTGGCGTCTACCGTAACGGCACCGAGTATCAGTCTGCTGGCAGGTACTTTGACGCATCCCTTGTTCGTTGGTACGAGGGGACGATGCGACCTGTCGGCGGGTGGCGCAAGCGAAGTAGTCAGCAGATGACGGGATCGTGCCGAGGGTTCATCAATTGGCGCGACAACTCTTCAGATCGCTGGATTGGAGCGGGTACGCATTCAAAGCTGTACGCGATGAACGAGGGCGGCACCCTCAAGGACATTACCCCAACAGGCTTTACGGCTGGCAATGCCGATGCCATCGTCAAGATCGGTTACGGATACAGCACCTATGGCTCATATTCCTACGGTGTTGCGAGGCCAGATCTGACCAACATCACGCCGGCCACGACTTGGAGTCTGGACACATGGGGCGAGTACCTAGTCGGTTGCTCCAATGCTGACGGCAAGCTCTACGAGTGGCAGCTTGGTTTCTCCACCCCGACTCTGGCAGCGGCCATCACCAACGCGCCTACAGACAACGAGGCTTTGCTTGTCACATCAGAGCGGTTTCTTTTTGCGCTGGGCGCTGGCGGCAACCCTCGCAAGGTGCAGTGGTGCGATCAGGAAAACAACACCGTCTGGACGCCTACCGCTACGAATCAGGCCGGTGACTTCGAATTGGCGACGGTTGGAAACCTCAAGTGCGGAAAGCGCGTCAGGGGCATCAGCATCCTCTTTACTGATGTCGATGTTCACACAGCGACCTATATCGGCCTGCCTTATGTGTACAGCTTTGAGAAGGTTGGATCTGCCTGCGGCGTGATTTCTTCGCAGTCCGTGGCGGCCATTGAGACTGCCGCGATCTGGATGTCAACTTCCGGCTTCTGGATTTATGACGGATATGTCAAGCCTTTGCCTTGCGATGTCTCGGATTTTGTCTTCCAAGATCTCAATGTCTCGCAGGCGAGCAAGATCTACGCTGTGAATAACTCAAAGTATGGCGAGATCTGGTGGTTCTACCCGTCAAGCCAGGCTACTGAGAACGATTCCTATGTCGTGTACAACTATCGTGAAAACCATTGGGCCATTGGCGATCTGGCTCGGACGGCGGGGACGGATCGAGGAGTCTTCACCAATCCGCTGATGGTATCAAGCGACGGCTACATCTACGAGCATGAGGTGGGCTATGCCTACGACTCTGCGACGCCTTTTGCCGAGTCTGGCCCGATTGAGTTGGGCAATGGCGATCAAACGATGTCAGTCTTGCAATTGGTGCCTGACGAGCAGACACTTGGAGAAGTGCAGGTGTCCTTTAAGGTAAGAAGCTACCCGACATCGACTGAGACGACGTTTGGACCGTACACCGCGAGCCAGCCAACCGATGTGCGTTTTTCTGGACGCCAGGTCAAGGTCAGATACACCGGGGCGGTGCTTGATGATTGGCGTGTAGGTGTGCCGCGAATGGAAGCTGTGGCGGCAGGAAAACGGTGATGGATGTTGAGTTTGATCGGTGTTCTAAATGGCTGGAGGCGGCGTTAGAATACTCTGGAGGAACACACGGAATTGAGGATATAGCAGCGGGTGTGCGAGATGGAAGATTTCAATTCTGGCCTTCGCCACGCGCAGCAGCGATTACCGAGATCATTGTCTACCCGCGACTGAAAGCTCTTAACTGGTTTTTGGCTGGCGGCGACCTAGATGACCTCAAAGCGATGCGACCTTTTGTCGAGCTTTGGGCGAAGCAGCAGGGTTGCAGCAGGTCAACTTTCGCAGGCCGTCGAGGCTGGGAAAGAACCTTTATAAAGGATGAAGGCTACGAACCTAGATGGTTCGTGGTGAGCAAGGAGCTTTGAAGTGGCGACACGACTACCTTATCTTGTTGGCGAAGGCGACATCTACAGCCGAATCATGGGCCAGCAGGCAGCGCCATCCTCAACGGCGAACTACTATCAAGATTTCACTAGTGGATATGATCCTGGCCTGTATCAGCGCCGAAGAAATCAGGCTGCTGCGAATGCAGCGGCTGGAGCAGGATCAGGTCTTCTTGATACTGGCGGTGGCGGTGGTGATCTTGACGCCTCTGGTGGAGTATCTGGGAACCCTGCTGATGCCATTGCATTAGGTCAGGCGTTGTCTGCTTATGGTGGTTTGCTTGGTGGGTTTGCGCCTGGTGGCTTTTTGGCTGGCTTGGCTGGCAAAGGTCTTACATCGTCTGGCATTACTGCTCTTGGAAAAATGGAAGCTCAAGCAGCACAGATGGCAAACGATCAGGCCGCGATGGATGCTCTGGCAGGACTGTCAAGTGCTGCTGTTGGAGAAGGAGAGGCGCAGGCCATTGCTGATGCGATAGCAAATGAATCTGGTCTTGCTGTAGCGGCTGATGCTGCTGCCGCCGCTGCACAGGCGCAGGCAATGGCTGATGTACAGGCGCAAGAGCAAGCTATGGCGCAAGCAGAGGCAATGGCTCAGGCTCAAGCTGAAGCACAAGCTATGGCCCAAGCTCAAGCTCAAGCAGAGGCAATGGCTCAAGCTATGGCACAAGCTGAAGCACAAGCTCAAGCTATGGCACAAGCACAGGCCGAGGCACAAGCACAGGCTCAAGCAGAAGCTATGGCGCAAGCACAGGCTATGGCGCAAGCAGAGGCAATGGCACAAGCGCAAGCCGCAGCAGAAGCGCAAGCCGCAGCAGATGCACAGGCCGCTGCTGATGCCGCTGCCGCAGCAGATGTTGGCATGATGGGTGATGTCGGAATGGGTAGCGGTGTAGATTCAGCAGGAGGTTACGCTGCTGCCGATGGTGTTGGTTCATCTGGCTTTGACGGTACAGGTAGTTTTGGATCTTCCGATGGTGGTGGTGGTGGCGGTGATGGTGGTGCAAAAATCATCTGCACAAAGCTACATCATTTGGGTCTGATGCCGCGAGACATCTACGAAGCAGATCAAGCGTTTGGCGCTTTGCTAGTGGCGCAAAGTCCTCAGACGTATGCAGGATATGTCGTCTGGGCAAAGCACATCGTCAAATGGATGGACCGTAAGGACTTGTTTGGTGCATTTGTTCGTCATGCTGCTCATGCAATTGCTACACCTTGGTCAATTGCTATGGCACAAGAGATGGGACTGCCGGTCAAGAGTTCATGGTTTGGCAGAGCGTTACTTAAAAACGGTCTGCGCGTATGCCAATTCATTGGCAAAATGAATCAAGTTAGAGGAGTTCAAAATGTCTAAAGGTGGCGGCACTCAGACGGTTACATCGCAAATAGACCCAGCGATCCGCGAAGCCTATCTTGCAAATCTGGAGCAGGCTCAGGGCGTTGCGGCAGCGCTGCCGGCTCGGCAATTCGCTGGACTTACTCCACTGTACGAGGCAGGCGAGCGGCAGCTTACAAACTTAGGGCTGACTCCTTTTTCTCCTGAAGAAATAACAGCTTTCCAGAATCCTTATGAGCAGCAGGTGGTGCAGCAATCGCTCAATGACATTGAGCAGCAGCGCCAGATGGCCCAAGCGCAAGAGGCGCAACGCGCCACGGCGGCACGGGCCTTTGGCGGGAGCCGGCAGGGCGTAGCGCAGTCGCTCACCAACGAGGCCGCGTTGCAGCAGGCCGCTCGCACTAGCGCACTGCTGCGCCAGCAAGGCTTTGGGCAGGCGGCGCAACTGGCGCAGCAGGCTCGGCAGATTGGCCGCCAGGGGGCGATGGATGTGATCGGGTTGGGCGGTGCCCGTCAGCAGTTGCAGCAGCAGCAGATGGATGCTCTACGCAACATTGGCCTCGAGCGTCTCGGCATCTCGCAGGGTGCATTGAGCGGCCAGCTTCCAAACCTCGGGATGACGCAGACATCGCCTCTGTACCGCAACACCGGGTCTAGCATCCTTGGCGGTGCATTGGCTGGATCGCAGATCGGTGCTGGAATACCATCAATCGGTGCTGGCTACGGCGCTGGCTTTGGCGCATTGCTGGGCCTGCTTGGCTAAGGAGTTGATATGGCAACGGCATTTGATTATTCGTTCAATGAACCAATTCTGGAAGGTTTGCCAGATGATGTTCAGAACTCAATTCGCAGAATACTTCAAGAAGCCGCGCAAGTACGCGCTGACACAACGGACCCATTAAGCTCAAGAGCAGCCAGCCAGCGCAGCCAGGCTGAACTGCTTGAAAATCAGGCCGCTAGGATTTTGATGGCTAATAGGCCAGATCTAAAAAAAATCACCGGCGGGGAAGATAAAGATGCTATTGCGCAACGAAAATTCAAAAATCCGTTTTACTATGCTTTAGATGAAAATCAAAAGGCGGCAGTTGATAAAGAATTTGAAGCTGCAAGTGAAAAAGTGAGGCTTCCGCGAGCATTGGAAGGTCTTGGGATCAGGTACCCTGCCGCT